AAAGTAAATAAACTTGACATTTTAGAGATGGCTCACAGGGCAGTTGAGGCTAAACGTGAGGTAGAATGGATGGAAGAGCGGAAGGACGTCATGAAGTCGATCATGAAGTCCAAGAAGAACACCTACACCCATGATGGAAAAACGCTTAGGAAATAATGCCAGCAGAGATTTTCTCAAAAACAGCACTAGATGTTGTCCAGCGGGTTAAGACCCAGTTTGGCGACAACTCAGGTGCACAGCTTACTGACGATGTAATTTTTCGCTGGATTAATGACGGCCAGCAAGAGATCGTCAACAGCAACCCTATTCTTAAAGATGTAAAGCTTACTGACATAGTGGCTGGCCAGGCTGAGTACAGCTTCCCCACAGACAAAGTCCAATACATCGAAGCGATCTACGTAGAGGGCAGGCCTATTAAAAACCTCTCTCCCCAGGGCTTTAGGGATTTTATTCTCGCTGATGACCCATCAAGGGCTGCCAAGTCAAAGTACCCTGATGTTTGGTACGAGCGTGCTGGCCTAATTACTTTCTACCCAACCCCTGAGATGAGCTTTACAAACGGGCTAAAGCTTGAGTACGTCAGACAGCCCACTGCTGTAGTTGACTCAAGCAGCACCCTGGGGATTCCAGATCGATACATGAATAACCTTGTTGACTACTGCATGACCCAAGCCCTAGAGTATGACGAGAATTACGCAGCAGCACAACTAAAGATGTCCCAGTTCAGAGACGGCCTGAACCGACTGAGTTACAAAGAGAATATTTCACAGAATGATCAATATTCGTCCGTCGTCCCAGATCCACTAGACTATGTCTGATACCGTAAGGCAGCGGTCGGCTGTACTCAATGACTTCTCGGGCGGTCTAAACAACTTCTGGGATGAATCAGTCATTGCTGATAACGAACTCCCCTTCTTGCAGAACTTGGCATTTACGCCAAAGGGTGCGCTAACCTCTCGCCCTCCAATTTGGCCTCATAACTCTGACGCACTCCCCGAGACCAATGTCCACTTTGACATGCTTGGTTTTTACATTTCTGAAGCTGGAGCTCGATTTGGGCTTTACACTTCTCCTACAAAAACTTACATCTTTGACCTGGATGCAACCTGGACTGAGATCTGGGACCACAGAGCTTCTGACTTTGTACAGTACCAGAGCTATGTAATTATGTCTCGTACCGATGGCGCTGGCGCATACTGGGGGCCTAGCGGTGCTCAAGTATGGGATGGATCAGCTTGGGTTACTGGGCTCCCTACCGAAACCTTAGCAACCCTCCCCGCAGCGGCTGGCCTAGAGCTACACCAGGAAAGACTTTTTGCGTTTGGACCTAGAGGAACTGCAACCCAGTCCGTCATGTACTGGTCAAATATCACTGGTGAAATCGACGGTTCCCCTGAGAAGGACTGGCGTCACTGGGAGACTGCAAGCTCATTCTCCTCGGTAAACAGTGGTGACGGACAGTGGATTACAGGCCTGGTTGCTGGTTACAACGACCTGACCGTTTTCCGCAACGACTCTACTTATCGTTACACCTTCTCTGCGCTTCCTGAAGAAGGAACAATGGCAAAGATTCAAGACGGCATTGGCGCTGAAAATCAAAAGTGTATTGTACGTTATGAAAATGCAATTATTGTCCTTTCAGGCGAACAGGTCTACAGCTACTACAACGGCGTATTCCAGAGCCTTAACGACCAAAAGGTCAGGTTTGAGTCGACGGCAGACCCTACGAGCCTGGATGTGCCCTATGCGCTTTCCATTCTTGGTGCTCGCCTAATTGTGTTCTACTCTGGCAGCATCTACGTGCTCCAAATGAAGACGGGAACTTGGTCAACCTGGGTAACTGCAACTGGCTTTGTTTACTGCAGGGTAGTGCCTAGTCCAGCTGACATTATCGACAAGTCGATTGAAGGCTACGCAATTACAAACAATGCATCTGGAGGCGACCAAAACCTTTACAGGGTCTGTGATCACATTCACGATGGTGATGGCGCTGAAGATATGGTCTGTTCTATTAGGACAAAAATCTACGACTTTAATACGCCTAACGAATGGAAAAGACTGTACTGGTGGGCCTCAGAGATCATGGCTGTGGGTAACGTTACTGCTAAGGTCTTCCCTGTTTCGCTAGAAACTACAACACAATCCACCTGGGACTGGCTAGGCACATTTACATGGGATGAACTGCTAGCTGCTATTGAATTTGGATGGGACAACCCAGCCCCGTATCCATTTAACGTAACCAGTACCAGGACATTTACTTGGAACAAACCTGAGCGACTTAACCTCAAACTAGACCACGCTCTGCGCTTCCGTCGGGTATACTTTGAAATATACATAAACACAGACGGTACGGCGTCTACAGCCCCAGCTCAGATCTTCAGCCTTACACCGATGATCGGAGCCAAGGCAGCGATTTCAGAAAGAGTTAGTTAATGGCAGGCGCTGAGCGTGGTGTACTAGGCACCCCAGAGTTTAACCCATATGCGGCTGGTGCTCGCATGTATGGCAGTGGACGCATGAACCCCACCTCTGGAGCAGTAGATCCTACTGGATATGCTGAGCGAGATAAAAAGCGGAGGGCAAAACTTAATGCTTTGCGGGCTAAAACTAAGGCTCAAGTTAGCGGAAATTACGCTAGCCCAAACTTTATGAAGGGTATCTAATGGCAGTCCTTGAGGGCACAGACGCAATCGTTCAGGATCTAGAAACAAAGATCAGTAATGGTATGCGCTACCTTAATAACGTTGATGACCCAGAGAAAAAAGCTGGCGCTCAAAAGAAGATTGAAGAATACCAGCAAGACCTTGTTACCGTGTTGAGCATGGACCCAGAGTACAACCAGCAAGATGCAGCACCAGCTCCTAAGCCAGCACTTTCTGGAAACATGGCTGTAGATCAAGCAAACATTTTGAGCAACATTCTTAACAGCCCACTTTACACAGAAGACCTGAAGACCTCGTACCTACGGGATTACCTGCCAGGGCTAACTGAGGCAACCTTCAATGTAAACACAGCAAGGGCAGCAGAGATTGAAGCCGAAGCGGCCCGTCGCCAGTACCAGGCTGACGCAATTAGAAACGTTGCAGGTGACTACGCAGCTCGTGGAATGCGTACCCCAGAAATGACTCGTAGAGGCTTTGCGCCAATCCAGCAAGCTACAGAGCAGGCTCGAACAGCAGCTGAGCGCAACATCACTGGCCTTGAAGCACAAAAGGAGCTTCTCTATGGCACTGGTGCAGAGAATGCTGAAACCTTCATGAGTGACCCGACTAAGTTTGGTACCGTCGGGCAAGTCGCAAGACAATCTGCAGTTCAGCAGCTGCAGCAGCTTCCTCAAAACTATGGCTTGACCCAGGTTGAGAATGCCAACACCTCCCCCTTAACGCCAAGCGGCAGCACTTACAAGCCTCCTTCTGATGCCATTCTGGCGTCGGGAAATACAATTGGCGGGCTCAGGACGAAGATTGATGCTGCAAAAGCATATCTCGAAAGACAGAAAAAGCTCGGTAATGAAGCCACAGTTGCTGGTGCAACGAAGAAGCTCCAGGGCTACGAGTCCGAATACAATAGCGCAATGGAAGGCTACTAATGGCTGAGCAAAACTGGTTTGAAAATGTACTTGCTGGAGCTGGCAACGTCGTGGGAAATACCTTTAACCAGCTTAGCGATGCTTACCGTAAGCAAGCCGTAGTAAGAGCAAGGTCAAATGCCGAAGCAGCAGCTACTCGCAACAGAATAGGCGGTGCTTTTAGCGACTTCGCTCGCAGGGCGGGTGGCGATGTAGGCCCCGCAAACCAGCCCGCTTCTGGCATGTCAGACGTCAGGCTTCAGCGCCTAAACCCTAACCCAAGTTCGCCTGATTTTGGCAGCACTGGTGAAGAGGCAAGATTTTCAAGAATGGAAGCTGAAATTGTTCCACCAGGACCAGCTGAAGTTGACCCAGGTCCTGGCGGCGGTGGCGGCGGGTCTGGTCTTAACGAAATATTCGCTCCTCTATTTGCTGCATTAGACCAGCAGAAAAAGAACGCAGAGAGCCGTTACACGGAAAACTCTGGGCAGATCAAAAACATCTACGGTCAGCTAATTGGTGCACGGACTGCTGATATCGACAGTATCGACACCGCTTACAAGCGTCTACAAGAGGCCGCAGCCACCCGTGGCGAAGCAACTATCTCTGGCATGGCTGGGCGAGAAGCTGAGCGAGTATCCCAGAACCAAGCTGTCCTACAGAGCATGGGTGTTGGCGAAATTGGAACAGCAGCTGGCGACATTGCAGCTACAAGCTCTCAGGCCGCACAGGACACCGCAGCTCTAAACCAGGAAAACTGGGCAGGGCTATTGGGAGCAATGGGTGCCACAGCTCAGGAAACAGCTCGTGCAGACGCTACAGGCTTTGGTTACCGTCAGGGCGAAGACATCGCCCGCCTGCAGGGATCAAAAGAAGATTACCTACAGAACATCGCTCAGCAGGAGTTTGGCCTACAGAGCGAACAGGCTCAGGCAGAACAGCAGTACAGGCAGCAGCAATTGGCAGCAGCAGCTTCGGCTGCAGCAGCTCAGCAGAAAGCTATCGCTGATGCGGCTAGTGCTTCTCAGAAAAACCTTGGCTACTTCCTGCAGAATGCTGACCCTCTTACAAACATCGTTGCAACTGGACTGCAAGCTGGCGTACTAAATGAACAAAGTGCGGCAAACATACAGAATGCATACACTGGATTCTTGGACAACCTAGACATGTCAGTCCTTCCAGCTGGTAGAACTTCTTGGGACAAGAACGCTGCGGTAGAAGCTTTCCGACTTTCTCCACTTGCAGCTGGCCTTAGCACTACAGAAAAAGAGCTTGTTTCGCAAGCAATTAGAAGCAGCTTCTAGTAAGATTTAGGCATGGCCCTAGACCCAAGCATCCTCGCAGCGCTGACCGCTGGAGCTAAGACAACAGCGACGTACAATCAGGATGAGATTGACGCATGGAAAGCACAACGATCTAACCAGCAAAAGGCTGGCGCTTGGAACCTTGGGCAAGGCATCATTGACGTTCTGTCAACAGGAGCATACGCCACTGCAGGAATAACAAACAAGCTTGGTCAGAACGTAGCAGCAATTCAGCGTGGTGAGCTTGGTGGGGCTGCAGACTTCTTCAACCCGATCTCTGCAATTGGCTCAGCTGCAAAGGGAATCTCTGACCGCAGAACATATTCTGACAACCTTAAAGAAATGGGCGTCGACGACAAGGTAGCTCCTTGGCTCGGACTTGCTCTAGATATTGGCCTTGACCCAACTACCTACATCACAGGCGGCACACTAGCTGCTGCTAAGGGTGCAGCTCAAGGCGCAAAATTGGCTGCAGCAGCATCCAAGACTGGCACAAAGCTTGCAAAGGCAGGAGAGCTATCTCTAGCTGCAAGCAAGACAGATGAAGCAATCCTTGGTCTAGGTAAAACAGCCGAGGTTGGCGTAGCTGTAGG